TTTAGAATTAAAGGATTTAAAGAAATTAATCTCCTTTCCTTCAGTTAAAATTGTTGGTTCTGAAATAATATGATATTGTTTTAAACGTTGAATAGTAGACTCATAATTAGAAGAATTATGGATTATATTAGGAAATTGTCTTTTAGCATCTGCTATAAATTTACCTTGATGTCCTTTACCTTCTTTAATAAGATTATATTGTTCTTGTAGGGTTTGTTGTTTCATGTTATTCGCTTGTTAATAGTATTTTAATATCATTGATATAATCAAGGATGAGGTCAGTAGGGAAAACAACATCGTATGATCCAGGATTTTCATTATAAAATTCAACAGTTTCGTTTTTACTATTACTTAATATTTTATAAATATCATTCATTTCTTTTTCAATAGTATCAAATGCTTCTATTCTTTTAGATTGAAAATCATTTGATTCTTGACCTATTTCATATAATTTTTTCTTCATTTTAGGTACTTTCTTATACCCCAATTTATAATAAAATTTAGTTTCTTTATTCTTTTTACCAAATGCGAAAGGAGTAGCATATTGGGCTCCTGTTCCTGGGGTAAAAGAAGCAGCTCCCGCTCCCCCTCCTGTAGTATTCATTTCCCCTAATAAATTTTTAAATGTCTTATATTGGTCGGGATAGTTATTTCTTATATGAGTTCTATAAAAGTTAAATAAATTTCTAACTTCTAATGTTATATTTTGAATATCCTTATCATCCTCACCCTCAGGGGTTTTTGAAACCAAAATCAAAGCTTTCATAGCTTTTCTTAGTTTGGTTAAAGAATCTTTAAAACTAGCTAAAGGATAAAGAGTATGTTCTATTTCTCCTGTAGTAGGATCTATATTGGTGGTTTTATAATATTTAGATAAAGTACTATCAAAAAAGTCATTCTCCATATCAACACTACCAAATTTATCTTGTATTCTTTTTAAATGGATAGGGTTGATTTCTGAAGGTTTTACTATTTCTGATTTATTTATCATATAGTTTTAGTTATCTCTTCAATAAGATTTTGGTATTGAAGCAAATCAACTAGATGGCTATTTTTAATATTATGTCTTTTATCTATTTCAACAATTAATTTAGAGACTTCTTCAAGTTTTATCTTAGTAGTTGGATTTTTTATTTTAGGGATAAGAGAATCTAATTCTTTTTTAATTTCTCTAATTTCAGTATTATAAAAGTTTCTTAAATTAGAAGTACTATCTAAAGATTCAATATATTCTTTTAAAATTCTTTTTTGTTTAGAATTTAGATCTTGATACTTAGTATTGAATTTTTCTAATAAAACATGATATGTTAGAGTTCTTACTTCTTTATCATACGTTTTAAATTCTTCTAATACTTTAGAATTTACAGTATCAACATTAACTGGGGATTGAGTGAGATGTTCTAACACTACTACTTTATTATCAATTATCTGTTGAGGAGTAGTAGCTTTCGGATTATTATATATCTCAAATAAAGTATAAAAAGAGGCTAAAACCTTATAATTTGAGATTTTAGTTTTAAACAATTCATCTAGATTGTAATTTTCTTTTAATTCCTTTATAAGGTTATATTTTTCTTTCCTTAAAGAAGACCTATTAAGTTTCTTTGAAGATTCTAATATAGTTTCTAAAACCATATTGGCTTTATTCTCTGTAATGTTTTTGTTTTTAGATAAAGTCTCATATAACTTATATTCTTTACCTAATTCAGTATTAAGGAAGTATTTCTTAAGGATGTTTATAGCTTTAGAATCCTTACCTGACAATGTATCAGATGTTATTTTCTTTACTAAGATTTCAAATAATATCCCAGTATTCTTAAACTTGGAGTGGTTTATGTACATTCTTAAGTTTTTTTATAAATATATGGTTATTTTTGTTCCCTAATATTATCTTCATTAAGAAGACCACTTTCTTTAGAAGAAGTTATTTTCTTATTATCAGATATTAATTCTTTTTTCAACTTAGGTATAGATTTTAATAGTTTATTATGTTTTAATAATGAAAGATTTCCTTCTAAAGCTAAGGGAGAACCTCCTTTGAAATCTACTTTCAATTTATCATTATCATTATAATCTTTTTTCATTCCCCCACTCCCCAATCTATCTTTACCAAAATTACTATCTTGTTTATTTCTATCTGTTATAGAATCTTTGGGTCTTCCTGTTGGTTTATTTCCTTTAGTTTCATTATATTTAGAGGGTATACCTTCATTATTAGTAGTAGTTCTTCCTTTACCATATAAAGCAGCTAGGTCATGAGGGGTACCGTAGGACTTACCTGTTTCTTTAGGGTCGTTACCTTCACTTTCTATTTGTCCCAAACGGAATTTACGATTAGCATCTTCAACTATTAAGTCTCTATATTCATCATATTGATCTTCACTAACATGGAATATATTATCATATATCCAGTCTGTAGGGAATAGATTTAAATTAATCATTTCTCCTGCTAATTCCACTTTAGACTTTAATAATTCTATTCTCTCTTGATCATAGATTATTGATGGGTTGGTTAAGGAAAGTTCAAAATTTCCTAACTGTTCATTATCATATCCTTGAGTATATAAATGAATTAAGGCTATTTTGTATAATTCTGAAGTTATGATTCTTTGTATTCTTTCAATAGTACGAGCAAATCTAATATCTTGGGCTGCTAGAGTGGCTTTACCTTCAGTATTTTCATCATAACCCATAAAAGCTTTAGGAACTTTAAGGGCGGCAAATAATTTATCTCTATAGTATTCTACGTCTTGTATTCCATCCCATTGTAATCCTCCTAAGGTGTCTATTTTAGTAGTTGTATCTCCCCCTCTTACAGGTATATAATAATCCTCTAAGAGATTTTGCATGTTGTATCTTAAATTATAATCTCCTGTGTTTTGGTCTATGTAAGGAGTTCTTTTCATTTTAGAAACCGTTGATTCCATGAAGGCATTTACTTCATTGGGTGGAATACCCCCCATATTAATGTAAAATACTCGCTTTTCAGGCGCTCTAACTATTCTATGTATAAGCATTGCGTCCTCCATAAGAGTGTACTGTTTAAACAGCTTTCTTGCGGGTTCAATATAACTCCTACCATAAGGTAAGAAATTAACATCTGATAATAACCTAAAATGAACTATTTCATAATTATCAAATATTAAATTTTTTCCATCATCATCAAGTTTAGTTTGTTTGGTATTATAAAAACCAGAATTACCTACTAGAATCCCATCAGGATGGAGCTTGAATTTTATTTCTGTAGGGTTTTCATCATTATGACCCTCAATTCTTTCTATATTAAAAGCGGTATAAGGTATTACATTATATACTCCAAACTTTTCTGCTATTTCAAGTTTTAAAAAGAAATCCCCATACTTACACATATTACGAACCCACGCCCATAGATTAAATTCTATGTTTAGAACATCATAAAATAAATTGTATAATATTTTTTGAATATTTTCATCTGTTGATTTGATCTGTAATACTTCACCCATATCATTTTTCAATGATGATTCATCTGCTATAATATCTAAAGCAGAAGCTATAATAGCATCATGGTCCATAGCATTATAATCAGCATACAATTGGGGCCTTATATAAGGATAATTAGGAGTGGAATATTGCCCATTAGAGAAATCTGAATAGGTATAAATTTTATTAAATCTATCTATTAAGGCATTAGTACTAATTTCTCCTGATTGTTGGTATTTATTAAAATCAAATACTTTAACTTGGTTACCTCCTACATTTCTGATTATTACATCGGTTGAGAATAATCTTTTTAGTCTAGTAAATATTGCTTTATCTGCCATTTATTTTATTTTAGTAACCATTTAATATCAACATTCTGTCCCTTAACTTCCATTTGGTATGGGTTTTGAACTGAAGCGTGATTGCCATTATAGCCTTGGTATAAGGTAGCATTATTTTGGAAGCTCCCCAAAGTTGCTTTAACCATATCTAAACTTTTCTGTTGAAATCTTAAAGAAGTGTCTCTTAGGAAGGAGTTAATAGCCATTGCCATTACTAAGTCATCATTATACCCTCTTCTTGCTTGGGGCTTTCCATTAATCCAAAGAAACACTTTCATTTCTTCATACAATCTCTTAGACTTGATAGTTATAGCATTTTCTCTCATCATTTCTCTAAATTTATTAACACATAGAGGACGAGTTCTTTGGGAATTTGTAAAACCAGGTACTAATCCAGAATTATCTTCATAATATTTTTCATATGAATCTGCTGTGTAAGTATCAGATTTAGCAGAGAAATATAAATTTCTATATCCTCTTTCTATTATAGCATCCAATGTAGACCAAGCAATAGAAGCATTTTCTGGAGCTAGTAATGCATTATTATATTCAGTAGCTAATCCTACTAAAAAATACCCAAATTCTTTAGGAGGGAGTTGTCCTTTATATTCTGCTACTTGAGTATTAGTTTCAATATCCATTACTTGAGCGGTAGAATAGTCTTTACCATCTCCTCTAGCCACGTCTGCTGTTATTAAATAATCTCTATCATAAAAAGCAGGTTCCCATATCCATAAATCTTTATGTACTCCTCTTTTTTCTATTGGTTCTTCCAAGGTAGTGTTTTTTATATAATCTAACCATTCAGGTAAGAAAACAGTATCACCAGAAGTATTAAAGTCACAATCACATTCTTGGGCGGCCATTCTTTCTCCTAAAGATAAATCTTGAGCATCTCTCCATGCTTGATCTCTTTCAGGGTGAACAAACCAAGGAAGTTTTATAGGAAGGAAATTATTTTTACCTTCTTCTGCTTTAGTATATTCTATATGGAACCAGTTTCCTATACCATTAGGAGTAGATAAAATTATACATTCACCTCCCGTTGCTAATGTTTGTTGTGATGATGTCCATATTTCTTTTATATTATCAATAAAGGCAGCCTCGTCAACTAATAGTAAAGATACAGATTCAGATCTACCTGCATCACCAACAGCTGATACTGCTTTAATCTGAGAACCATTAGATAATTTTAGAGTTAATTTATTATTTTCATCTGTACCGACTTTCATCCATGAAGGAAGGTTATCATACATGAATTTAACTTTAGTTACCATGTTTTTAGCTGTGTCTTGTTTAGTAGCTATACATAGCACATTTTTATCTTTATTAAAAGTCATCATCCATAAAGAATATCCTGCTGTTAAAGTAGATAATCCTAATTGTCTGGATTTTAAGATGAAAGTATAAGGGTTGTCTACAAATAATTTAAGTACTTTTTCTTGGAATGGATATAAATCAAACTTGATTCTCCCATATTGAGGGTGTTGAATAAAACAATATTTTTTCATAAAATGTACGGGGTCAGAGGCACATTTTAAGTATTCTTGTTTTATTATATTTTTTATATTAGAATCCATAGAGTCTTAAAGAGAAGATTCTAATTCTTTTTTGATTTTAGTTAGGGTCTTTAGTCGTTCTTTAATTTTTTCTTTTTCTTGGCCTTCTGCTTCTTTATATTTTTTAGCTAAGGCTTTCATTTGAGTAATAGTTTCTTGAAGCTTTCTACCTCTAACAGCTACACTATCCCCTTTTAAGTCTTTTTTAGTAGGTTCTTTATCTACTACATCAAACTCATCATCCCCTTCTTCAGCTTCACTTCTTAAAGCATGACCGGCTCCTGATCCTATATCTTGAAGAAGTTTTTCTAGTTTTTTAAGGAAGGGCTTTGATTTTTTACCCATTTTAATTATGGCCTTTACTAATTCGTTTTCACCTGTAATCATGGGACCTTCGAATTCTTTAAGCTCCATATCCTTTTTAATCTTAGCAGTTGTTTCAAGTTCCTTATTTAGATCTTTTTGGTTCTTAACTTCCTCTTCAGTTGCTTCATCTACAGTTTTAACCATCTGTTGAGCTCTTCTAACTGCAGCATCTAAACCATTAAAAACCTCATCATCACCTACTATATCATAATAATGGGTTTGGATTTTATTTATATCTTTTATAAAATTTTGAATTTGCTCAGGAGTACCTTTAGACCAAGTACCCTCCTCTATGGAATCTTCAGATAGAATTTCTTGAATTTCCTGTTTAATATAATTTCGTAATGCAGATTTCTCCATAGTATTTATAATATTTAAGTTTTATTATAAATATCAGGGAAAAAGTAAAGATTTAATGGTTTCTATGCGTTCTTGAGTAGTTCCTTTAATCTCAGCATAGTTTTTGATTCTATGAATATTTTTAGATATTATTTCTTTGATAGAGGTATCAATTTTATTTCTATATTCAGGATTAGTTTCCCTAACTTTATTATCTTCTATTTCTACTCCATCAGGGTTAACATAAAAAATATAATCATATTCCTCTATTAATAATCTAGCCGTTTGTCTAAAAGCATCTTTCTCATCAGGCCTCATTGACTCAGAAAGGGAGGAAAATGCAATTACATCTATAATAGTTCTATCAGTTATTATATTATCATTCATCAATTCACTTGATCTCTCAGCCATAAATACTAACTGACCTTTAAAAGTAGAATCAGTATTAAGAGGTATTCCTAAATTCTTTAAATATTTAGAACGTTCAGTTTGAAATTTATAACCTTTAAATTCAGGGAGTTTTTTTAATGCTTTTACTAAAGTAGTCTTCCCACATGACATTGTACCACAAAACCCAATTTTCATAACACTTTTCTTTAATTAAACGTTTTGACAATAGATAATAAAGTCATCAACTATTTCTTTATCTTTAGGAGATAATTTCTGTTTATATATTTCTAAGGTAAGTAAAGGATTAGTAGACTCCAAAAGCAAATTTTCACACCCTTTAAGGATATTTTCACAAACTAAAGTTTGTTCTGGAGATTCGTCTCCGAAATTTTCCATATCATCTATATAATGCTCTATAAGATCTGTATATTTCATGTATTAATGATTTTAATTTGATAAATGCTTCTTTAATTTGGGAATTTAACCATTGAAGTCTTTCTCCCATTCTTTTTCCCTCCATAGGTTTTTCTATATTACCTTCAGGAATATATTTGATTAGAGGTTTTATATATTCACTTCCTGCTAAAAATATAAAAGTATCTTTTTTAGGATTTATACCTACTTTCGTCATTTGAGATATTACTTTCTTAGCCCATACCTCTTTCTCATCCTTAGACATGTCCTTTAGAGTTAGGTCATAAGGGGCTAATTTTTTATCCATTGGTACTAAATGATGTTTAGCAGATAAAATATATGTTTTATTAGGTTTTAGAGATTCCCCATATTTTTTTGTTTTTTGGAACATAGGGGAGGGGGAATATAGATCTTGAGCCGCAGAGGGTTTATCTAACTTTGCTTTGGTGCAACTCAATAATACAATTCTAGCCATTTATTTTTATTATAAATATGTAGAGAAATTTAGACATTTATTTTACCTATGTCCTCATTATAATTAACCATACTTTTTAATTTCTGGTGTCTGAAAGTTTGTCTTTCATTGAAGTATTTTTATAGTAGGGAAGTCCTTCTCTTTGAGACCTTGCTTCTTTCCATTGGTCTTCAGTTTTCAACAAACCATAAAGGTAATATTCTTTACGTTTCATATCACCTTCAGGAATTAAAGCAGGTCCATCCCATCTATGGAGTTTTCCATCCCAAATATAGGCAATGGTTCCATCAGCTTTTCTAAGTTTTCTACTTTGGGGGAATGGTGTTCTTTCGTTCATATGTATTTATTTTATACATAAATATAACATCCTTTTTAGGGGAGGCCAAACAAAAGATATTAAATACTATTCAATATATTTTCAACAACATATATACCCTGAGCACCTGAGACACTAATTCCTCTAGCAGATAAAGCATCTCCTGTAAAATGAACATTAGGATATTTAGTTAAAGACAAGTTAGAATAATCAACAAGAGGTTCTGGAGAAAGATATTTTACCTCGGGCATATATATCCCCCAATCATTGCTTAATGAAGGAAATACTTCTTTCATCCCTTCAATAAAATCCTCTATGTATAGGGCATAATCACCAATTGCTTCATATAAAGGTTCCATTGAATCTACTACTTCACATTTTACATAATCCCCTTCTGAGGTGGAAGAGGGGACTCTATGGGAGGGTGAATAGTATAATCCCGTATTATTTTTTTGTAGTTTTTTAACTGCCTCTCTTGACCAATCAAAGGGTTTATCTATATTATTGATTTCCATCAATATTCCAAAATTAGTCATATTGTTTCTAAAGGCTTCATCTTTTTTAGCATGACCATTATAAGAATGGTCCCCATATGTTTCTTCTACAGCCACATAAGCCGCATTATTATTAGTACAAAATGAACGTAATGAAACTCCTTTATCTTCAAATTTTCTATATAACTTAAAATCATATGAAACATCTATTAATTTTTGAAAGTGTTCTTGTGGTGCCTCAAATCTTACGCCCAATTGCACACTCTTAACTTCAGTAGGTAGATCATATTTTTTAGCTAATTTTGATGAAAAGTCAATTCCTGCTTTTCCTGTCCCTACAATACATGTATCAAATTTTATTTTTCTCATATTAATTATTTTTATATTTCCATTTATAACCAAATGCTGTCTTTATTTTACCTTTACAAGCTAAATTTATACAACCGTTTGTAATTTTCTTATTTAAAGATAAATAAGCTTCTGAGATAGAGGGCCATTCTTTAATAAGATTATTTTGTAAATCATATTGAAGAATGGGTTTGTTCATAACACCCATCATAGATTTACTTTTCTTTTCACTACTTTCCTTACTCATCTTTTTACCTTTATTAGGAGATATATGACCTTTTAATCCTTCAGATATTTTTCTTTTAGATTCCTCAGAGTGCTTCATTCCAGTAGTACCAGCTTTAACACCACATTCTATTATGTTAGTTAATATATAACCTTTATTTTTTAAATCCAATTCTATTTCTCTTTCTTTTAATAATGCTTCTTCTTCACTTAATCCTTCAAATAATATTTTAGATTCAAATATACCATTATTTTTATTTACAATATTATGCCAGTATTGATTTCTACCATATTTTGATTTATCTCGTTTAGGTATCCCTTTTCCAACATAAAATGGTTCATTAATATCAGGTCGTATATGAATATAAACTATAAAATTATTGTTTTGTTTTATTTTCGTGATATTTTTGTTTAAGTTTTTCATCGATTTTTTCTTTATTAGACCAGTAATATTTTTTACTATATTCTCGTTGTTTGAGAATACGTTCATCTTCTGTTTGGTATTTTTTTATACGTCCCATCGATTATAAATATTATAGATCTAAGAAAAAGTCTAAGAAAAATTAAGATTTTTTTCTTGCTATATTATATAATGAATTAACTGATAGTTTCTTTTCTCCTTCTTCTGTTTTAATAGAAGCTGTATTTCCTCTACCGTCTTTAGGTAAGATTATAGATGAAATTTTAGTAGCTTCTTTATAACCAAAAAATTCACCTTCATCTTCTGGAGACATTAGAAATAGATCTCCTATTTTGAATTTTTCAGGGGTAATTTTTAAATATTTATATTCTTCTTTTTTAAAAGAGTTTTCATTTAATTGAATTCCTGCAAGTTTTTGCATTCTTTTGAATTCTTCGTTTAATTGTTTTTTCATTTTATTAGTTTTTGGTTTTTTATTAAAATTCATCATCATTATCATAATCACTATTTTTAAAAGGATTACCTTTATAAGGTATTATTTTTACCCATCCCTTTTGAATAGCTCTATTAATTTTTTTAATAACTTCATTTTTTCCAAATTGTGGGTCTTGATATTCCCCAGAAGCTATATCTAGTGCAAACATGTCTAAATTTGTAAATCTGTTTTCTCCATATAATTCATCAATATACATTCCCATATCCATTAATATTTGTTCATCTCTTGAAGATAGATGATAATTTTCAGGTTTATCAGATTCAACATCTGAGTTGAGGTAATTAAGAAGTAATTCCCCCGTTGGTGTTAATTCTAATTGAGAATATTGAAATTCATTTAATAAATCTATTAATTTTATCATAATTACATTTTGATATAAATATTAATCTTTCAATATTACTTCACCCTTCTCAAAATCAATATCATGAACTTTAGTTTCCCAAACAAATTCTACACCTTTTTCAACTAAATAATCGTACCAGTTTATTGCGATTTGATGTAAAAAGTCAGTTCCTATATGGACAACAGGGAATAAACGTAAACCAAAATAAGGTTTAATAAAATCAGGTTCTTCTGTAGGGTTGGAACATTGTACTTCTTCTGGTTTAGGGTGGAATCTTTTAAAGTAGGTTATTACTTGGTCCATTAACTCCATAGCTTTATCCTCACCACAATATTTAGATAATTGACC